GTGCGTGTCTGGAAGATACCCGCTTTTGATAGTACGGACGTGGATTTGAAAGCACCTTCGTTCGCTCAGGGGGAGGCTCCGTTTTGACAAGACTTTTAACAAAGTATTGGAGACAGCAGCGCGACGAAGATATCGTGGACATGATTGATAGACAACGTATGACCATGACCGCCGTAGCTAAGTTTTGGGGTATATCTAAACAACGGGTGCAACAGATATACAGTAGGGAGAAGAAGAAAGATGTTTAGAATATTCGGACCTCCGGGAACAGGTAAGACCACGACACTACTCAACATGGTAGACAAGGCGCTCGAAGAGGGCACCCCGCCGGAACGAATAGCCTTCCTAGCCTTTACCCGAAAGGCCGCTAACGAAGCCAAAGAACGAGCCGCCGAAAGGTTTAACCTTGACCCGAAGAAAGACTTAATATTCTTCCGGACGCTACACAGCTTGGCCTTAACCATGTCGGACATCCGTCCAGAGCAGGTGATGCAGGAAGAAAACTACCGCGAACTCAGTCGCACCATCGGTGTTGAACTGGGCGGGCAGAAAAACACGTCGATAGATGATGACGTGCCCAGTATGGTAGCAAGCAGCGATCCCATTCTTGGTTTGATCAACTTGGCCCGCTTGCGGAAAGTAGACCTGCGCGATGAATACAACATTAGCTCCCTCGAACAGGATTGGACTACGGTCAACTTTGTCGATAAGTGCTTGCGAGAATACAAAGAAAGCATGGGTCTGTATGACTTCACGGACATGCTCGAACAGTTTGCAAACGGTGGTACTAAATTCTGCCCAGAGTTTGATCTGTGCTTTTTAGACGAAGCGCAAGACCTGTCTCCACTACAGTGGGACATAGCGCATCTTTTAGATAGCCAGTCTAAGAAGATGTACTGCGCAGGTGATGATGACCAAGCCATTTACCGGTGGGCGGGTGCCGATGTAGACCATTTTATTAACTTACCCGGCGGATCAGAAACACTGTCTCAGTCGTACCGCATCCCCAAAAACGTCCACGATGTGGCAGAAAATGTCGTGCGCCGCATTGCTAGACGATTTCCGAAACGATACGAGCCCCGAGCAGAACGGGGCAACGTGACGCGGATTACCACTATTAATTCGTTGGACATGGCGCAAGGGGATTGGTTAATTTTATCGCAAGCGGGTTACCAACTAACACCTGTGGCCCACGACCTAAAGTCGAACGGCTACCTATTTAATTACCGCGGCAGACGATCCATCAGTGAAAAGATTAGCGAGGCCGTTAACGGGTGGGAACAACTACGCCGGGGTCAAGAAATAACCGGTAAGGTTGCCCGAATAATTTACAGCTACATGGCAATCGGGGAAAGACTGACGCGAGGCTTTAAAAAGCTGCCGGGGGTGGATGACACGGACCTCGTGACCTTTGAACAGTTAGTCGCCAACCACGGCCTACGAGCAAAGAACAATATGATCTGGTCCGAAGCTATGGACAAGCTGCCCGATACCGACCGAGCGTATGTCACGGCTTTGCTACGTCGGGGCGAGAAGTTTAATGGCGTACCCCGTATTACAGCGTCCACGATCCACGGGTCAAAAGGCGGTGAAGCGGATAATGTCGTGCTGTTCACGGACCTTAGTCCCGCAGCGGACACACAATTCCAACAGAACCCGGACGACACGCATCGGGTTTTTTATGTGGGAGTGACCCGCGCAAAAGAAAATTTATATATAGTAGACGCAGAAGACTTATCAAGGAGCTATGATTTATGAATAAGAAGTTAACACGAGGCAGCGAAAGAAGTATTAACCCCAAGCTGTTGACGTTTGCTGAAAAGGAACGCGAACGATCGGAGATGGAAGCCAAGCTTGAAGAGTTCTTTGCGAACGACGGGTTTATCCGAGAGTATCCGCAGGGCGCAACCGCGTTACAATACGGGCGTACAAAGAAACAGCAGGACGAACTCGTCCGTAAGGGTAAGTCCGGCGCGTCCGCCACGCATAAAAAAGGCACAGGCGCATGGTAAACAAGCTAATAGAAATCATCGAGAAAATTGCCGCACATGTCTTTTGGCCTATTTTCACACTGTTCTTTTTACTTGCCGCTATGGCCGCGTACACGTTTTTTGAATCTATTTAGGGAAGTTAAGATGATTGTAAGCAAGAACGAAGAAGGCCTGTTCGTCGCAACAAATAACGGACAGCGGGGAGAAGTGTTGGCAGGGTTTGCGAAAAACAGGATACAAGCGATGATGTTTTGCGCAGAACTTTTGTTAGCCGTCAACACTAAACAAAAATGAAAAGAGACGAACTATTTAAAACCGCAGAAAACCTCATTAACGGGCAACGCGCAAAGGACTACGGCGATGCCTACGATAACCATACTCGAATAGCCGTCGGATGGAATCAAATAGTGGCAGGCGCCATGGACTCACACGGATATATCACCGCCGCCCACGTGGCTTTGATGATGGATTGGGTCAAGACAAGCAGGTTGATACAAAGTATAGACCATCAAGACTCTTGGGTGGATAAAGCAGGATACACGGCCCTCGGGTCAGAGTTTAGCCAGAAGGAAACAAAAACAAATGCCTAAGCTACAGATGGCCATGTTCGCGCCAAAAAGTGAATGGATACCGCCTATCGAATTACCCGATCTTACGTCAGCAAAAAAGATTGCGATTGACGTTGAAACCCGCGATCCCAACTTAAAGCAGCATGGGCCCGGTTGGCCAACAGGAGATGGTGAGGTGGTAGGTTACGCTGTCGCCGTGGACTCGTGGTCCGGTTACATACCGATCCGACATTTTGGTGGTGGTAACTTGGACGAAAAGCAGGTCAACAAATGGTTGCGAAAAGTCTTTGAATGTCCTGCCGATAAGATCATGCACAACGCACAATACGATCTCGGATGGATCAAGCAAATGGGTTTTCAGGTGAATGGCCGAATCATCGACACGATGGTAATCGCTTCCTTGCTCGATGAAAACAGATTTAGCTACAGCTTGAATGCGCTGTCCTACGATTTACTGGGTAAGGTCAAATCAGAAAAAGGTCTAGTGGAGGCAGCGAGGCAATTCGGAGTCGATCCGAAAGCAGAAATGTGGAAGATGCCCGCCATGTACGTCGGACCGTATGCGGAGGGTGACGCTGAACTTACCCTCGAACTCTGGAACTACTTCTCCGTTCAACTTGGCAAAGAAGGACTTTGGCCTATCGCCAATCTCGAACTTGATCTCCTCCCATGTCTTGTTGACATGACCATGCGCGGCGTCCGCGTCAACACGGAGAAAGTCGAGCGAACGCGGGATAGTCTCCTCAAGCGGGAAAGGGAGGTCCTCAAGGAGATCAAGCGCATCAGCGGTAGTAATGTTGAAATCTGGGCGGCACAATCGCTCGCCAAAGCGTTCGATAAAATCGGCGTCAACTACCCACGTACAGAGAAGGGCGCACCGAGCTTCACCAAACTCTTCCTCCAAGAACATGAGCATCCGCTCGCGCAACTCGTAACCCAAGCTCGGAATCTGAATAAGACATCCGGCACCTTCATCAACACCATCATGAAACACTGCCACGCTGACGGTCGAATACACTCCCATATTAATCAAATCCGTTCTGACGATGGAGGAACCGTATCGGGCCGCATCTCCATGGCTAATCCTAATTTGCAGCAAATCCCGGCTCGCGATCCAGAACTGGGCCCGATGATTCGTTCGTTGTTTCTTCCAGAGGAAGGTGAGCAATGGGCGGCCATTGACTTCTCGCAACAAGAACCGCGCATCTTGGTACATTATGCGCATGTATATGGCAAAACGCGAGGCGTTCCGCTAGAAGGTGCCGCAGAGTTTGTTAAAGCGTATAACGACGATCCGTCCACAGACTTTCACAGCTTAGTCGCAGAGATGGCTAACATACCGCGGAAACAGGCCAAGACGATTAACTTAGGCTTAATCTACGGGATGGGCGTTAACAAGATGTCCGAGCAATTGGACGTGTCGGTGGAGGAAGCTAAAAAGCTAACAAAGCAATACCACAACCGGGTGCCCTTTGTGAAAGGTTTGATGACAGGGGTGATGAACCGATTGAACGAGAAATCGTCTCGCGGATCACTGACCTCACTGCTCGGGCGTAAGTGCCGATTCGATATGTGGGAGCCCGACACGTTTGCCATGCACAAGGCGCTGCCATACAAGGAAGCGGTAGACGAATATGGGCCCACGACCCGACTGAAACGTGCTTACACTTACAAATCCTTAAATAGATTAATCCAAGCATCTGCCGCGGACATGACCAAAAAAGCAATGGTCGATCTTTATCAACAGGGCATCTTGCCCATGCTTCAGATACACGATGAATTGGCCATGTCCGTCAAAAGTGTCGAAGAAGCGAACGTGATAGCGGACGTAATGGTCAATGCGGTCCCGCTCGAAGTACCGTCCAAATGTGACATCGAAATCGGACCATCGTGGGGTGAAGCTAAATAACTTTCTAAAAAGTTAACTTGACTTGTATGCGATAATATGCTAAAGTGCGTATATCAATCGGAAGACCCGGTTGATGGGGGAGGGCAATTTCCCCCAAGTTCTTTAACATTTTAATCAACTACGGAGGTTCACCATGAGTGAATTCAAACACGTGGACGGCAAAGTCGTCATCGAAAGTCTCGAAGATATAGACAAATACATTGAAGAGACTTTTCCCGACGGACTCGAAGCCAAACGAAAGAAAGACTTTTTTGGCAGTGGCGCTTTTATCGGTTTCAACCTTTGCCGATATGGATATACCGACCTCGTAGCTGCGGAGTGTCACGCCCTGCGTGATGCTATCCAAGGCCGCGTCGGGTATAGCTATGGGTGCCCATTCGAGCCACACGTCGTAACGCATAAAGCGAAAGACGGTAAAGACGAATGGTATGAAGTCTACACTGAGTAGTTAAACACGGCCCTCGGTCTTCGGACCGGGGGTTTTTTTTGCCTGCTTGACACGTATGCGATGGTATGCGATGGTATCCAAACCATCAATTACGGAGAGAAAACATGAAAGTTGAATTAGGCTTTTACGAGATAACACAGGCGGTACAAGAGTTTATCATTAAAAAATACGGTTGGGGCTGCTTTGATTTTGAAGAAATGGACATGATTGAGCTGAAGTACTTAGAAGCCGTCAGAGAGCCGAAGAAGTACAAAAACGGTCGGTTAGTAAAGCATCCCGTACACGGATTTGTAGAAACAGAAATTGTGGACTGGCATAAAAAATATATAAATTTGGACGAAAACAGTGAGCTGCACTTTTTTCTAGATTAAGTTTCAAACGTACCTCTATAGCCCTGAAACCTCGCCCCGGCGGGGTTTTTTTATTGCTTTCTTGCATATGATCCTATATTATCTTACACATTCTGGGACATGGGAGAGCTTAATGGATAC